CCCGACGTCGACGTGCACGACGCGCAGTACATCGCAGACCTGCGAATGGGTGAGTCGGTCAACGCCATGGTCGACAGCCTGGTGATGCAGCATCGCTGGGCCATCTACAAAAGTCAGGGCATTGCCACGGCGTGGCGCTTTCCCAACGCCCGCTACGAGGACGTGCTGCTGGACGCGCGCGACGAGCTGGAGAAGAAGTTGCGAACGAATGTTGCAACTCGGCTGTATTGGGCGTAAACTGCGCGCATGGGTGTCTTCGCACGCCCGGAGAAAAGCTGATCAGCCCACCGCACGGTGGGCTTTTTCGTTTACGCCGACGCGGAGGTGAGCCATGAAGCACTAGACGCCTCCCGGCCTGGTCATCACGTAGAAGCGCAACGAAATGCGCACGGGACCTGATCTGCCCGAGAAGTGCCGGAGCGCCCGCCCGGCGATACTTCGAAGACGGCGCCCACGATTACGAGAATGCGAACTGGCATCGGCCAGAACAGTCGAGCGCACCCAGCGCGCACCGACGCCGGACGCTGTAACCGGCCCACCGCCCACTTGGCAGATAGCCTTGGGGCTGGTCGCCTGACTCCCGTCATCGAGTCACCACACACACGCCATAGCTCAGATGGTTAGAGCGCTCCCGCAGCCTGGAGTGAACAACAGCCGGGTCGAAAGGAGAGGTCGCAGGTTCAACTCCTGCTGGCGGGTGTGTGGTCAAGCGCCTGTGCGCAGGGCCGGGAGATCCCGGCCGCCGCAACTTGTCTCCTCGATCAGCTCCGACGCTGGTCTTTCGCCGCCCTCGCAGCAATGCGCCGGGCGGCTTTTCTTTTCAGTGCACGACCAGATCCAGATCGCGCCCAAGTGCCGACAATGCGTCTGCGATGCGGTCGATCTTTGTCGCGTGCGCCAGGTCGGTCAGGCGATTGGCCTCTTGCTTTGTCGTGCCCATACGGCGAGCCAGCTCGGACGGCCCCACGTCCTGGGCCAGCATTTCGTTGAGAAGAAAGACCTTCGATGCGGCGCTCAGTGGCAACGCAATAAGGCGTTCTCCCGGCTGCGCCGCCGAAGGCAATGGTACGGTCCGGCGCTCGTCGAAATAGATCGACATGCAGGTCAACAGTACATCGGCGGCCATCGCCAGCGCCTCGGCTTCGTCGTCGCCCTGGGTGATGGCTTCTGGAATATCGCGGAACTCGATCACGAATCCGCCTTCGTCGGCTGGAGTGAAAGTGGCTGGATATTTCATTTGTGTCCTTTCGTAGTCATAAAACGTAACACTCGGAGGTGTAGCTAGGCAGAGTGGGAAGCCCCTTTCGGGGCCTCCCTCCTTATTTCAGCTTCAGTCGTTTAAGAATCCCGTTCATCGTTCCTTGCTTAAGTTCCTTGCTTGGATGCCTTGGAACCGGGGCCTTTTCACCGTTGAGATGAGCAATCATGTGCTCCTTCCCTTGGGTGAAGGTGGCGCCTTGTTTGGCTAACCACCTGACGAACTCGCTCTGCTTCACTACACCTCCTTCCTCGTTGACAATGATGCTATGGTACACAAATTTGTTTACCAAGTCAAACGTTAGTAAATATTTTTGTGTACTTGATTGGAGCATGTCATGACTGTCGAGGACGAGTTGGCTTGGCTGCGCTACACGGTGCAGCGACACCGCGACCAAGCCGCCGAGGTGCGGTCATGAGCATGGCCAAGACCCACTACCGCCACCTGATCGTGCGCGCCGTCACCGGCAACCGGCCGGCGATGGTCTGGCGCGTGATCGACGGCACGGCCCTGGATCGCATTTGCGAGCGCCTGGTCGAGGCCGAGCGCGCCGCCGAGATCCTGCAGGCGAAGGGCTACGGCAAGCCGGGCCTGCGGCTGCACGAGGTTGCGGCCCTGGTACCAGACGCACCATGAGCCGCCTCGCCACCCTCAAGTCCCGCCTGCAAACCAGCACCGCCCGTCTGCCCACGCTGACCGAACGACCGAATGTCGTCGAGCGCAAGCGCGGCTACGCCGGCGTGCTGGATCGGCGCCGCATCCGTGAGCGCGACTGCGGTCTGTGCCAAGAATGCAAGCGGCATGGGCGCACCACCGCAGGCTACCCGGTCGACCACATCATCGCGCTTGCCGACGGCGGCACGGATGATGATGACAACAAAGAAACGCTATGCCAGTCCTGTCACGACGCCAAGTCGGCACGTGAGGCGCGGCAGCGCGCGCGAGGAGGATAGATGGAGTCGATCAAGGTCAGCACGAAACGGCAGGACCAGACCATTCATCATGCCGTCCTCGATGGCAAGCAGATCGAGGCGCTCGTCCTCGAGGCTGTCGCAAGGGCTGCGGGCGTGACCATCGACCGCCGCGCTGTTCGGGTCGATCGGCTCTATCTGACCAGCCGCATGGGCAGCACCGGCAGCGAGTTCGAAGCGACGTGCACCATCATCGTCGACCACCAGGCTGCCCAGGCGGCTGACGTCCCGCCATCCCCGCCCGCGCCGCCGCCGCGCCGGCCATAGGGGGGGCGGGGTCAAAGTCTGGGCCGGCAGGGGCCAGACACCGACATGTACCGCACGCGCGAAAAATCACCCCCTTTCAAATCGGAATTCAAATGGCTGGAGTCAAAGGACGCAGCGGCGGCGCCCGCGTTGGCGCCGGCCGCAAGAAGAACCCAGAGAACGCAGGGGCCGAATACGCACCGTCGACCGCTGGCATGACGCCACTCGAAGCGCTCGAAACATTCATGAACGATCCGGCAATGCCGGCCGCGCTGCGGCTCAAGGCCGCCGGCCTGGCCGCGCCGTTCCGGCACAAGAAGATGGGCGAAGGCAAGGTCGACACCAAGCCCGGCGCCGACGCCGCCGGTGCCGGTTCCAGTAAATACGCAGCACGAACCGGCCCGCGAGGCGCGGCGGCGACAAAACACTAGAGGTTGACCGATGGAATACACGACGGCGTGTCCAGACTGGGAGCGCCGGATCGTGGCGAGAGAGCCGCTCATCACGGAGCGCCCTCTGTTTCCTGATATGGCCGCCGAGGCCTGGGAAATCTGCAGCGGCTTGATCCTGGTCGACGTGGCCGGCCAGCCAACGGTGGGCGAATCCTCGCTGCCATGGCTTCGTGAATTCGTCGAAGCGGTGTTCGGCGCCGAAGACCCCGAAACGGGGCGGCGCCACATCAACGAGTTCATGCTGATGGTCAGCAAGAAGAATGCGAAAAGTACGATCGCCGCCGCCATTATGTTGTGCGCGCTGATCATGAACTGGCGCCCATCGGCCGAGTTGCTGATCCTGAGCCCCACTAAAAAAGTGGCCGACAACAGCTACAGGCCGATCCGCGACATGATCAAGGCGGATTCTGAGCTTGAAGAACTGCTGAAGATCCAGGATTACAACCGAAAAATCACGCACACGAAGACTGGCGCGACGCTCCAGGTGGTCGCAGCAGACAGTGACACGGTCTCTGGCGTCAAGGCGTCCTTCGTGTTCGTGGACGAATTGCACGAGTTCGGCAGGAAGTCCCAAGCGTCGAACATGCTGCTCGAGGCGACCGGCGGCCTGACGTCACGGCCAGAAGGCTTCGTGATCTACGCAACTACCCAGTCGGCCGAGCCGCCGGCCGGCGTGTTCAAGGCGAAGCTGGACTATGCGCGCAAGGTGCGTGACGGGAAGGTCGTCGACCGCAAGTTTCTGCCGGTGATCTACGAGTTCCCGGCGGCCATGCTTGAGGCCAAGGCCTATGAGGACCTGGAGAACGCCTACGTCACAAACCCGAACTGGGGAGCCTCGGTTGACATCGAGCGCATCACCCAGCTGCGCAGCCAGGCGAAGGAGACCGGCGAACAGGAGTTCAAGGAGTTCATGGCCAAGCATCTGAACGTCGAGATCGGCCTGAACCTGCGGTCCGACCGCTGGGCCGGCGCCGACTTCTGGGAGGCAGCGGCAGACAAGTCGATCACGCTGGATTCGCTGCTCGAGCGGTGTGAGGTGGCGGTCGTTGGAATTGACGGCGGCGGCCTGGACGACTTGCTGGGCCTGACCGTTCTTGGTCGCGAGCGGGAAACGGGGGAGTGGCTCATGTGGTGCCACGCCTGGGCACACAAGATCGTGCTCGAGCGGCGAAAGGAAATCGCGCCGCGGCTGCTGGACTTCCAGCGCGCGGGAAACCTGACGATCGTCGAGAGGCCTGGGGACGACGTCATTGCGGTGGCGGACCTGATCTGCTACGTCCGCGACTCTGGCTTGATGCCGGAGGAGAAGGGGATCGGCGTCGACGCCGCCGGCATCGGCGATGTGGTGGACGAGCTGATCACTGAGGCGCGCGGAATCGACATGAAGCAGATTATCGCGATCTCGCAAGGTTACCGACTGAATGGCGCAATCAAGACCACCGAGCGAAAGATCGCCGGCGGCGAAATTCGGCACGACGGCAGCGCAATGATGGCCTGGTGCGTTGGCAACGCCCGCGTCGAGGACAAGGGCAATGCAATCCTGATCACGAAACAGGCCTCTGGCAAGGCCAAGATCGACCCGCTGATGTCCGCGTTCAGCGCGGTGTCGCTGATGGCGCTGAACCCTGTCGGGGCGGCGGCGCCGGAAATTCACGTATTGGACTTCTGATGACCGGACAACTGTTGAACCTGGAGGCGACCAAGCACCGATCGAGCGTGCTCGACTCCTGGGCCGCCGGTCGCGATGGCGCTGCTGAACGCATGGGCCTGGTCGCCCTGGGTGAAAACTCAAGCGGCAGCATGAGCATGGGTGAACTGGCCAACCTGCTGGGCGCGGCGCACCGCTCGTCGTCCGGATCCCAGGTGACGGCCGAGACCGGCATGCGCGTGTCGGCAGCCTATGGCTGCATGTCGCTGGTGGCCGGAGCGATCAGCACGCTGCCGGTCGGGATCTATGAGCGCCGCGGCAATGATCGAGACTCCGCCGACCACGATTACTGGTGGATGCTGAATGAGAAGGCAAGCGACGGTTGGACCGCTGCAGCAGCCTGGGAGGCGCTGATTCTCTCGAAGCTTTCGCATGGCGACGGCTTCGGGGAGTGGATCCGGCCAAGCCCGTTCAGCAACCGCGTTACCGGCTGGAAGCCGCTCAAACGGCAGACGGTCCAGCCGTTCAAGGACGGCAAGGACGTCTACTACCGAGTCACCCCGGACGACGGTCCAACCTATGTGCTGGACCGGGCAGACGTCATCCACCTACCGAGCTTGGGCTTCGACGGCCTGACCAGTCCCAGTCCGCTGACCTATGCGGCGCTGGAGGCGATCGGCACCGCTCTGGCGGCGCAGGAATACACCGGGCGGTTTCTCGCCGGCGGCGGCAACTTCGATTACGCACTGAAGACGGCATCGAAGCTGGACAAGACCCAGCTCGAGCAACTGAAGGCGTCACTGATCGCGCGGGCGCAGAACGGTGGGCGCGGCCCGCTGATCCTGTCGGGCGGCCTGGAGCCGGCCCAGCTGAGCGTGAACTCGAAGGACGCCGAGATCCTGGCCACCCGGTTGTTCACGGTCGAGGAAATCTGCCGCATTTTCGGCGTGCCGCCCTTCATGGTCGGGCACACCACCAAGACCACGTCCTGGGGCTCCGGGGTGTCGGAAATGGGCATGGGCTTCGTTCGCTATACGCTGCAGCGGCACCTGACCGCGATCGCGCAAGAGGTGAACAGCAAGCTGTGGCCAGTGCGCCAGCGCTTCTTCGTCGAGCACATCACAGCTGCACTGGAGAAGGGCGATATCAAGGCCCGCTATGACGCCTACCGCACCGCGCTGGGCCGGGCCGGCGAGCAGCCGTTCATGACCACCGATGAAATCCGCCGGCAGGAAAACCTGCCGCCAAATGCAACCCTGAACGTAAATGGAGGCGCTGATGCGCAATCGTCTGCTACAGCTCCTGGCGGAGAACAAGAAGCCGTTCGAGCCGATCCAGAATAAAATCGTCGCGAAGGATGGTCAAGCGGCCATCTATCTTTATGACCCGATCGTCGGCGATCGTGCCACGGCGGAATGGTGGGGTGGCGTGTGCCCGCAGGACTTCGTTCCTGCCGTGCGAGCTCTCGAGGCCGACGAGATCACGCTCTACACCAACTGCCCAGGTGGTGACGTTTTCGCAGCAGAAGCAATGTGTCAAGCTCTGCGCGAACACTCCGCCAAGGTGGTGATGCAGATCGAGGGGTATGCGGCAAGCGCAGCGACCTCGATGGCTTGCGCGTGCGACGAGGTGGTGGCCACAGCGGCGTCGAAGTACATGATCCACCAGACCTGGACGCTCGCAATCGGAAATGCCGACGACCTTCTTCAGACGGTGGAGTTGTTGCGCAAGTGTGATGACTCGATGTTCGCTGAATACGAGCGCCGGACCGGTCAGACGCGCGAGCAGATCATCGAATGGTGCAAGGCTGAGACCTGGTTCACGGCTGAAGACGCGGTCAGATACGGTTTCGTCGACCGCATCCTGACTTCCGCGCAGCCCAGTGCTTCCTCGGCCCGCAACTGGAATCTGAGCGCCTATGCCAACGCTCCGCGAATGGCCGCTCCGACCGTCCCTGTCGAAAAGGTCACCACCGACGAGCACCGTGCGCGCCAGCAGCAGCGTCTCGCCATGATGATCCGCCTCCAAGTTAGCTGACGCTCTCGCGCCACTAAACCAGCCACCTCCGGGTGGCTTTTTTTATGCCCACCGGCCGCGAGAGCGGACCAACCCCATCGAAAGGTTATACATGACCAAGCTCGCACAACTGCGCGCCCAACGCGACACCGTGGCCAAGAAGGCCCACGACCTGAACAACAAGTACCCGGCCGACCAGCGCATGCCGGCCGCCGATTCGGCCGAGCTGGACAAGCTGCTGGCCGAGGTCGAGGCGATCGACGCCGACATCTCGCGCGAGCAGCGTATCGCCCAGCTGGCCGGCGAAAATCCCGAGAACCAGCACGACGAAGCGCTGAAGGCAGCGTACCGCGCAGGCACCGGCGCGCCAGACGAATCGGCGGCCCTGCGCGCGATGCTGTCGGGTGGGCTGTCGGCATTGTCCGCCGAACAGCGCTCGGCCATGCAAGCCCGTGTGAACTCGGACATTCGTGCGGCGATGTCGACCACCACCGGCTCGGAGGGAGGCTATACCGTCGCGACCGAGTTCAGCAAGACGCTGATCCAGGCGATGAAGGCAGCCTACGCGGTTCGCAGCGTGGCCACCGGCTTCCAGACCTCGACCGGCGCCTCGATGCTGTTCCCCACTGCCGACTCGACCCAGGAAGAAGGCGAGATCGTCGGCCAGAATGCTAGTGCAACCGTCGGCGAAACCGCCTTCGGCCAAGCCTCGATGGACGTGTACAAGTATTCGTCCAAGTCGATCGCGCTGCCGTTCGAGCTGCTGCAGGACTCGATGTTCAACGTCGAAGCCTACATTTCGTCGCTGCTAAACCTGCGTATCGGCCGCATCCACAACCGCCACCACACCGTGGGCACCGGCACCACGCAACCGCGTGGCGTCGTCACCGCCTCCACCGCCGGCAAGGTCGGCGCCACCGGCCAGACTGTCACCGTGACCTACGACGACCTGGTGGACCTGGAGCACTCGGTCGATCCGTTCTACCGCCCGTCGGGCAAGTGGATGATGCACGACGACACGCTGAAAGCACTGCGCAAGTTGAAGGACACCCAAGGTCGCCCGATCTTCGTCCCAGGCTATGAGCAGGGCAACCCGGGCGGCGCGCCGGACCGCCTGCTGGGCCGCGAGATCGTCATCAACCAGCACATGCCGGTGATGGCCGCGAACGCGAAGTCGATCCTGTTCGGCGACTTCTCGAAGTACCTGATCCGCGACGTGATGGACACCACGCTGTTCCGCATGACCGATAGCGCGTACACCCTCAAGGGCCAGGTCGGCTTCGTCGCCTTCTGCCGCTCGGGCGCCAACATGGTTGACGTCGGTGGTGCGATCAAGTTCTACCAAAACAGCGCGACCTGATCGTAACAAGCGGCCGGCCACGGCTGGCCGCTCCACCGGAGAAAAACCATGGCAAAGCCAAAAATTGCTGCGCCGGAAGGCGCGCTCGCCCCTGCGGCCCAGGTTGCAACGCCCGAAGCCGGCGCCGCAGGCGATCAGGCCCTCCCGGATGTGGTCGATGCGCCGAACCCGGCCCCGACACCGATCTTGATCGACAAAGAGCCTACAGTCGATGCACTGCCTGACCTGGTCAAGGCGCGGGTGCTGGTGGCCAGCTCGTACGGGCAGCCGAACGACGTCATCGAAATCGATGCGGAGCTGGCGAAGACCCTCCCGGATGTGGTCGATACGAGCCCGGCCGCTGTCGCATACGCCGAGTCGCTCGCCGACGAGCAGTAACCACCAGGGCAGAACGTCATGACCCACCTGCATATGACCCCGGAGGTCTCGACCATCCGCGTGTACGACGCGCCGGGCGGCTACGAGGAGCGCCGGCCGTACCTGGGAATCATGACGGTCAGCCACCTCTCGGACACGGTCGCCTACCTGCACGGCGCCGTCGGCAAGATCGACCGCGCCACCCACCGGGCGGCCCTGGCCATGCTCCGCGAGCGCGGAGTGACCACGGTGCAGTACGAGCGCCGCGGGCAAATGAAAACCCTCGAGCTGGCCCCGCCGCTCGGAAACGAATAGAAAGCGGCACATGCCAACTCTGCAAAAGCTCCCCGCATTCGCCAAGGCGGTGCTGCGCGGCGTGCACAACTTCGAGTCGCACACCTTCAAGGCGGCGCTGACGAATGCGGCGCCGGCGGCAACCGCTGCCGTGCTGGCTGACGTGGCCCAGATCTCTGGCGGCGCATATCCGGCAGGCGGGTACGTCTTGGATGGCGTCACCCTGGCCGACGCCACGGGCGGCGCCAAGGTCGTGATCGCCGACGAGGTCATCACGGCCGCCGGCGGCGCCGTCGGCCCGCTGCGCTTCGCCGTCGTGTTCAACGATACCGCCGCAGGCAAGCCGCTGGTCGGCTACGTCGACTACGGTTCGAGCATCACTCTGGCCGATGGCGAGACGCTGACGCTCGATTTTGACCCCGACGCCGGCGTTCTGACTGCGGCCTGATCATGACCCCAGCACAACAGGCAGAGCTGCGCCAGGCGGCGCACGAGCGGCCAGACTGCGCCGCGGCGCTGGCGGCCAAGGACTGCGAGGCGCTGGCCGTCCTGCTGTCGGCCGGCCGCACCTGCGGCAACGACCGCGAGGTGGGCTACGGAACCATCCTGGAAACGATCGGGATCGAGGCGGGCAATGCGCTGATCGACTTCATTCAGGCCCAGGAGGGCATGCGGCACGTGAAGCCGCTGCTCGAGCAAGGCCGGCTTCGCGTCGGCTCAGGCCTGGTGCAGGCGTCGCTGCAGGCGTTTGTCGGCGCGGGCGCGGTAAGCCAAGAGGACGCCGACGCGCTGTGTGCGCTGGGCCTGCAGCCTGACCCGCTCACCGCGCGCCAGGTGGCCGAAGCACTGTTCCACGAAGACGGAAGCGAGAAATAAGCATGGCGATCAACAAGCAGGCGGTCACGATCCTGGCAGCGACCAGCGTCCCGGCCGGCACCAGCTCGGCCTCGCCGGTGTCCGGCGCCGCCGTCGACGTGCGCGCGTTCGCCGGTGGCGAGTGGGGCTACAAGATCACCAACGGCTCGAGTGCCCCGACCGTGGGATGCACGATCGTGCTGCAGGTGTCGCCGGACGGCTCGAATTGGTTCGACTTCTACACCGCCTCGGGCAACACGTCCGCGAGCGGCGGCGGCAGCGGCACGGTGACGATGACCCGCGGCGTGATGTATGCCCGGATGATCGCATACGGCAATACGACGAACGCAGTAACGGTCGAGTCGAGCCTCCAGGCCATGGTGGGCTGATATGGCGATGCGCTATCAGCCCCAGGGCATCTGGCGGCTGGCGCAGGCCTATCGCCCGTTGATCGCCGGCGGCTGGCTGGCGCAGGCCGGATCCGGCTATGCCAGCCTCGGCCCGGCCGGCCTGACGCCGACGGCTCGATTCAGCATCATTTCCGGTGTGGCGGTAACGCCGTTTGGCTACGCGCTGCGCTCTAATTCGGCGGCCGACTCGCTGGGCAACGGCAGCATCATCGCCAGCCTGACCATCGGCGCCGTCCCGGCGCGCCGCAACTTCACCTTCGCCGGCATCTTTCAGGTGCGCGGATCGGAAGGGGCCGGCGTGGGCGCCAGGTCGTCCTCGACCGATATTTACTTCCGGCGCGAGAACGGCAACTACAGCGTCAGCGTCAACAGCGTGAAGACCGTCGGACCGGCGATGCCGCTCGACACCCCGCTGCACTATGTCCTGACGTCGAACTCCGACGGCATCTTCGTCAGCGTGAACGGCGTCGAGGTCATCGCAGCCGCGCGCGCGACCGCTACCACCACCACCGGTTCGCCGGTCGAGGTGTACGAGGACACGCTGCGCGGCGGCGCGATGGACCTGGATGCGGGGCTGTGTGTACTGCTCAATACCGGCGTCAGCCGTGAGACGGCGCGGGCCCTGTCGAACAATCTCTGGCAGATGTTCGCGGAGCCGGACGACGAAGACGACTTCGTGCCGGCGGCCGTCAGCCGCGTGCTGCAGGTCGGTCGCGCACAGATCGCGCTCGGCGCCGGTCAGGTTGGCATGAAGGTTTCGCGGCGTACCCGCGTGCAGCCAGCCGCACTGGCACTCGTCGGCGGCCCGGTGGCCGCCCGTGCGGCGCGCCGGCTCGGCGTGCAGCCGGCGGCGATCGAGGTTTCCGGGCAGAGCGCCGCGCTGCGAGCCGGGCGCCGGATGCAGATTGCGCCGGCGCCGCTGGTCCTGGTTGCTGGCCCGGTGGCGATGCAGTACAGCCCGGCGCTGGTGCCGGGCGCGTACACGCTGCCGGTCGCGACCGCGTCGATGACGTTGGGCGGCGGCGCCGTCGGCATGCGCGTCTCGCGGCGTCTCCCGATGGCGACGGCCCAGCTGGCGCTCGCGGCCGGCGCGGCGCGCGCACTGGTCGGCCGCCGGATGCTTGTGGCGCCTGCGGCGATGCCCCTGGCGACTGGCCAGGTGGGCGCCCGCGCGGCGCGCCGGCTGTCGATGGGGAGTGCGTCGCTGGGTCTCGCCGGCGGCAACGTGCAGCTGCGCTACAGCTCCCAGGTGGAATATGCGCGCGCGCCGGCCGGCGCCGGCTACGCACCGCGGCGCGCCGCGGTCAGCGCGCGCCCAGCACAAACAGGTGGCCACCGGCCGCCAGCAACACAGGAAACGACCCGATGAGCCTGAAACTGATCACCCCGCCGGCGGCGCTGGCGGTATCGCTCGATGCGGCGCGCACGTCGGCCCGGGTGGACGGCGAGGAGCACGATGCCGAGCTGCGCCAGGTCGTCGAGGCGTACACCCGTGAGGCCGAGCACGAAACCGGCCGCGCCTTCGTGGAGCAGACCTACCGGCTGACGCTCGACGCTTTTCCGGCGGCGATCCGGCTGGATAAGCCGCCGATTCAGTCGGTGGTGCACGTTAAGTTCTACGATCCAACCGGCGCCCAGCTCACGCTCGATCCGCAGGACTACCTGCTGGACGCCGAGAGCGAGCCAGGATTCCTCGTGCCGGCGCCGGGCCGCGGCTGGCCGGCGACGCAGGCGCGCGTGAACGCGGTCGAGGTGGTCTACACCTGCGGCTACGGCG